ACGAAATGTTGTTAAAGGAAGTATTGGGTCTAACTCTACCAAGATACGCATCGGTAAGAGCAAACATCAGAGGGTCCGAAAAGGTCCCATTTATGACTAACTCATTGTTTTTCCAAGACGGAAAATCTTGTGGGTTCAACTCATCTGGTACAACTACGATTGACCAGGTATTAATTGATACAACTACAGAGAAGGTTAACCTTGAGTTATGTCCTTACGAATTGTATGATGTATTCTTAACTGAAAGCTTAAGAGCTACTAACTTCCAAGAAAGTGCTCCATTTGAAGCTCAGTTGGTTCAAGACATCGCAGCAAGAATGGCGAACAGAATGGAAACACAATTATTCCAAGCTAACGCATTGACTTCTTTCGCAGGTGTTGACGAATTGTTAGTTACTGGTAATGGTGCTAACCAAATCACTTACACAGCAATCACTTCATCTAATGGTGTTGATGTAATGGCTGCTGTTGTTGAAAACATTCCATCAAATGTTATCCACAGAGATGACCTTGGCGTGTTAGTTAACTATAGCGACTATAGAGCTTATGTTCAAGCTCTTCGCAACTCAAGTCAACTAAATCTATTTAGTTTTGACGATGCTAACGCACAAGCAGGTCAAGAGTTTATGGTGATGGTTCCTGGAACCCGAATACCCGTAATCCCGTCAACTGGGGTCCCATCGGGAACGATTTACGCAGGTCCATTGTCTTACATTCAAGTGGGTATGAACTCAGTTGATGATAATGGTATGACTATCAGAGCATTCTACGACCAGGGTGAAGATGTTATCAAGGTAATTGGTAGAATGACTTATGGTGTTGGTATTTTTGATATTGCTTCTTTCGTAGTAGCACGCTAATAAATAAACTTAAATTAAAAAATAAAAGATATGTCTTGTTATATTACAGAAGGTTATACTCTTGATTGTAGAAACGCATCATTGGGTGGATTAAAATCAGTTTTGATTTTAAGTCATAGTGGAAACACTATTTCCTTAACTACTCAAAATGTTGACGGCAAATACACGAGTATTTCGGGAAGTGGGACATTCTACAAGTTTGAATTGGCGAAGGCTTCATCTTCTTGGGAAGAGGCTATTTCAGTAAACACTACAGCTCAATCTGTAGCGTTCACACCAACTCTAACTTTGAGTTTCCCTAAATTAACTCAATCATTAAGAAATGTATTCTTTGAGTTAGTTAAACAAAATGAAATCTACGCAGTCGTATTAGATACGAATGGTAGGTATTGGTTGATATCTCCAGAGAACGGATTGACCGCTGATAGTGGTTCAATGGTTTCTGGTTTGGCATTGACTGACCTTAATGGTATTAACGCTTTAACTCTTTCGGGTGGTGAACCAGAACCATCGTCAGAGATTGATGATATTACAACTGCTTTCGCAGGTATTACATTCAATGCGTAATCAATACTGATAATAATATGGGGAGGATTTAGGTCCTCCCCTTTTTAGCCTTAATAATATTAAAATATGCGTTGGAACGGAAAAAACTTTAGACCGAGAGGAATAGGTAGACAACCTATAAACCCTCAACCCGTGAATGTGGGTAGAGGATTAAATACTTCAAAAGCTAAATGGGTAGCAACATATTGGGCGGGTCCTATTGGGACACCAGCCCCACCAGTATCACCATCACCTACCCCATCAAATACGCCAACACCATCAATCACACCTACATCATCACCTACTCCTACACCATCGGCAACTATTACTCCAACGGCAACACCAACGCCTACACCAACCCCTACTCCATCATCAATTAGTTTATATGCCGATATTTCCCCAACGGGTTATTATCAATATGAGAATGTAATCTTAACTGGTTCAACAAATATCTCTTCTCCAACTTATGTATGGAGTTTAAGCAACTTTAATGATGTAAGTGGTAATACCATAACATCATACACTGGAAACCCTCTTACAGAAGGTTATTTCACAACTACGGGTAGTAGTAATGTATCCCTTGTTGTTAGTGGAACGGAAGGTTCGGCAACCGCATCCACATTTAGTGTATCAGCATCTACATTTATGTTAATATCAACGGCAATTAATAGCAATGTAGCTCAAATAAGTTATGACGGAACAAATTGGTCTAATCAAACAATACCAGGAAGTAGCACAGACGATTGGATTAACTTGGCTCAACATAACGGATTGGCTGTTCTTATCAATAGGGAAATAACAACAGCCACCAAGTTCGCACAAACTGATGATGGTTTGAATTACACCACTTCTAATTGGTCGGGTGGGTATAACTTTAGACCTAACGCTCTTGTATATTCAGAGTTTTTAGATGCGTTCGTTGCCCCTGCTAAAGACAATACTGAAGGTTCATTTATGGTTCAAAGTAGCGATGGATTTAGTTGGTCTCAAATGGCAATTCCTACAAATGATAGTTGTTCTATTATTAGCGATGAGACAAACAATTTATTGTTGTATACTGATGAAACCACATTAGGTATTTATTCTTCACCAGATGGTGTTAATTGGACTTTAAGACAAACATTAAACTCAAGGGCATTCCAAGCCATACACAACAAAACATTTGGAACGAGTGTCTTTATTGGGGATTTTAGTGATATTGTTTGGTATAGCACTGATGGTATAAATTGGAGTAATCGTGGCAGTTTAGGTTCACTTGGAAATACTCAACCTCAATCTATTACTTATAGAAGAAGCGATGGTAGAATGTTGGCATGTTCTTATCAAACATCAATCGGTTATTATTCAGACGATGGTGGATATATTTGGGATACATTTACAATGCCAGCATCCGATGTTATTGGTATGGGTCATTCTAAAGTATTGGATAAGTTCTTTGTGGTAACCAGAACGGGACTTATCTATAATTCAACAGATGGTATTTCATCTTGGACCCAACAGACCAACTCTGCTACTGGTGATTACAGATATATTGGAGAGTTTATATTTAGAAATTAAAAGATATGGAGATATTATTAGACACAACGGATTTATGTTGGGATTTCGGGACGATTACCCGTGAAGACCACGAAGGAGAACAAGATGTAATCAAGGTCGTTAGAACGGACGGATACACCTATTATATTGCCACAGAAGACAGAGATGCGTGGGATATAGTGGATGGTTTTACTGAAAGTGATTTACCTACTGATTGGGCGCCTAATCTTTATTACTATTATGTATTGGGTAATGAATGGGTTAAGAAAAACCCACCAATAACTGGTGATACTGAAAACATTTAATAATCCTAATTAAAGAATATAGATATGGGTCTGAAGCATAATAATACGGCATATACAAACATATTTGGGGACCCAGACCACCCCATCTATGGTAATGAAGTGGTGATACCTCAAGAATGGTATTACTACGAGGTTCAGAGTTGTTCTGGTCCATTTGTAGGGTTTATTAGGTCATTGACGGAGTTGTCCATTAACTCATCAGTGAAAAGTCCTACAGAAGGTTGTTTGGAGATTTTTGCTACGGCAACGACAGAAACCTCATTAACAGAATGGACTGAAACTTTTGATAGTTGTGTAGAGTGTTCGTAATATGAGTAATATCCCTAAAATAAATACCCAATTCAGAAATAACTTTATTGGTCAAGACACTCCCATATATGGGAATGAACTTGTTCCACTCGGGGGATGTTTCCCTGCGGGGTATTCACCAGAAATTGTTATTACCGCACCAGGTTATTCGTCTACTTTAAGATATATGGACACCTATAGTGGTGGTTCAATGACCTCCATTTATTTTAATGATTATGTGGGTTCGTATGATGCTAATAGATATAGGGATTTTGATAACTATACAAGAAATACTCTTTTATCGGGTTATACCTTTACTGGTTGGCAAGGGTCTTCTAATTCGGGTGGTAATGTATATTTGTTTTATGATGACCGAGAAAAAGGTTTTACCTTAATAGGATTTGGGTCTGCTTATCCAAATACCAATCCTCTATATTGGGGATATTCCACGATTGGTGGTTTGTCTGTATCAAGAGCAGTTGTTGGATTTGATGATGTTAATGGAACAGCGTATCCTACTGAAGGTGAAGGTCTATATGGATATACTTTAACTTATTCTGAACCTTGTTTACAAGTAT